GAACCGGTCGAGCCATGTTCCAACGCGACCTCATTTTCAGAGGCAGCGTCTTCCGGAGCCGGGGGCACTAGGGGGGCCGGCTCAACAGAAGGCTGGGGGGAAGGGCCGGCACCAGTAAGCGACCCTTCCCCGTTCTGAAGGTCGGGTGTCTCTACGGCTTCTCGACCGTCCAGACCGTTACCGGTGCTGGCACCCTCATCAGAAGACTTTGACCCGGACACCCTCTCGCCCGGGTCGCACTCCGAACCCGGCACCACAGACGCACCGGTTTCTCCATGTTCGGAAGTTTGGGATGCGGTGTCCTCCACACTCGGCTCAGCCGCCACCGCATCCTCAGGAACGGACGGCTGCTCATTCTCCACCGGTTCCGTTCTCAGCTTGTAATTACTGCCCCGGCGAGGAACCTCAAAGACTCCCTTCCCCGGGATCTCGTACAGCACCCCATCCTCGTACTCCCCAACAACCTCACCCTCAGACCCGACAAAGACCGCGAGGATCTCCTCAATCGACTTCTCCTGCGTCTTCGTCAACTCAGGCATCCGAACCCCACACATCCGTCCGAACGAACCTCGGAGCCGCGAGAAAACCCTTCTCGACCGGCTCATTCAAAGCCCGCAAAATCAAGTCCTGGTTATCCCGACTCGGGACCACCTTTCCCTTGACCCACCGATTGACCTGAGCTTCCGACTTGCCCGTAGCCCGGGCGAGTTGCGCCTGACTCAGCCGGCGCTCCTCAAGGGCCACTTCCAGCCCGATTGATTGGTGAACCTGATTCATGGTTCAGCCAACATAACACAACCGTCAAGACGCTTGCTCCGTGAAAGTTCGCATTCATGCGGAAAATGCGGAAAGGAGTCAAGCCGGTTTCGTGAAACATGAACCGTAATCGCACAGCCAAAGGAGGTCAGAAATGACCAGCGATCCTTTTCCAGAAGCCATGCTCGCCCTCATGCAACAACGAGGAGTCAGCACCCGGAAACTCTCCGAGAAAACCCGTGACATGTTCAACGGATGGGGAGCCCAAGTCACCATTCACCGCCTCTCCACCGGAGAAGTACCCGCCACCATCGAAGCGATCGAACGCATCGCCCGGGCCCTAGAAGTCGACCCGGACTACTTCGCTGAATACCGTCTCGCCATGTTCCGGGCCCAGTTCGACCCGGAGCAAGTCTCACTCCGGGTCGCCCTGGCCAACCTCGACCGCTACGAGAACCGCTGAACATCCACCCCTGCCCGATCCAGCCACAACGTCACTAGCCCGCCCGGTCCAGAACGCCTCACCAGCGTCCCTGTAAGGCGTTCTGCGGCCCTTCCCGTTCGATCATGGATACGGAACAGCACCGGCTCTCTGAGCTTCTCCATCAGTCTCCCATCGTGGTTGAACGCAATTCCCATACTGCCCCCTGAATCTAGACACGAAAAAGGGCCGGAGTGACCCGGCCCTTCCCGTGAAACTGATCTGTCGAAAAGTCAGCGAATCGTGCCCTTCTTGGCCGCATTCCTGACCGCACCAATCGCGGCGACACCGGCATTACCAGCACCGAACGCGACACCGAAAGCGCCGATCTCCTCAGCACTTGCCCCGAGCAGGAACGCTGCGGAAACAGTCACCGAGAAAATCAGTGCCAGATAGGTACCGATCGGATTGTTCTTGAGAAACGAATTCATGATCTCCTCCTTTCCTTACCAGCTAGTCCAACGGGCGTACCAAGGACGAGCATCCGTGTGAACACTCCCGCCCGGGTAAGAACCAATCCCGTTTTGTTTCCAAATCCGTTCTGCCTCTTGCCGGAACTTCGCATCCACCATTGAGGCAGGCCAGTCCGTCGCGTCCGCGCTCATGTGCCGGGACTGACTGGCACCACCGACCGCAGCGTTATGAGCTGGGGAGCGGTAATACGAAAGTCCGGAAATAGGTTTGTCACCCAACGCATGACGGAGCCGCTCACACTTGAACGCCTGCCTCTGCGCATTCTTCCGAAGCGACTCAGGAACAGCCGTTCCATCCTTCGAAGCCCACTCCGCCCGAGTGAAGTTCGGGGAAACAAACCCATGCTCCCAACAGAACTTCTTGAAAGCCGGCGAACGCTGCGCCTTGCGACCCCAGGGATTCTTCCAGTAGCCGCGAAACTTGTGATTCTTTCCGAGTCCTGTCTTGGCTGGAAAACGTGCCATCAGGAACCTCCTCGTCTTCATGACCCAGGCATTTCCCGGGCCGGGAGAAAGCAGGTGCTCTTAGCGGACCCCCACTTTCAAACAGACCCCCAAAGGCGAGGTCAACTCACAAACAGGCTCGAGGATCGTGTCCAACGCTGACGGCACAGGAGAAGCCGGTACGGGCTCCGGAGACGGCGACGGAACAACCGGGGCAGGATCAACCGGTACAGATGGCTCAGGTCGCTCAGACGGTTTCTGAGGCACAGGAGCGATCGGAACATCTACAGACCCCGAAACCGAAGGATCAGGAACCGACCCTTCCGAAACTTCCGTGCCGGGAGACACCGGGATCCTCGCCGCCGCCTCCCGGCCAATTACCTGCTCAAGCCGGGCCCGCTGCTCCCTCGTCAACGGGCACGGAAAGTTCACATTGTCGAACTGGATACAGGCATCCTTCACCGACTGTTCCCGGTCCGAATCCGCCTTCGTGTCCTGGCACTCAGGATCAGCCGGATTCTGGAAACAAGGTGACTTCTCCGTAATGCGCGTGATCGTCTCACCCTGCAAATAGTTCGTCACCCCGACATACACGAACACCCCGCAGATCACCGCCAAGATCGCGTTAGTGATTAGTCGGCCTCGAGAACCTTTCTGGCTCAACCGATCCAGAGTGTGCAACATCAGATCAACCGCCCTTCCAAGCCCGGATCAGTTCCGCAATGTTCTCCCCGCCCAGCTTCAAGCCCATGAACACAATCCCGCCGATCAACCACTTGTCGATCGAATCCGTGGTTGCCTGATCCCACGCCGCGAACCCCACAAGAACCAGCGTAATCAGCACTTGAGCGACCCAGCCCTTGTCGAAAGCCCAGTCCTTCTTGCGTTCTGCCGCGGCCACTCATCGCCTCTTCCTCGGTTTGGCCCGGCCTGTGATGAACTCAGCGAGAGGATCCGCGTCTCCGGGTTCCTCGGCTCCCGCTCCCATAATCAAACTCATGTACGACTCAGGCAAGGTCGGAGAATCCACCCCGCCGCCATACGCGCCCGCACCCGCAACAGGGCCTCGAGATCCAGAACCGGACGATGACCCGGAACCCGAGCTCGAGGGAACCCCGCCAGACACCGGAATGCCCCCGCCCATCGAGCCGCCAGCCGTCAGACCGTCAACGATTCCACTCGCAGCATCCCCCACCAGCTCGACATGCCACGGCTCACCCGCAACGACCTGATTGCTCAAACCGACCTGGCCGAGCAACGCTTCCTGCTTCGGAGTCAACCGGACATCAGCCGCCGCTCCATGCTCATGATTCGACGTTCCCGGGGCCGCGGCAACACCGATCCCGTTCGTTCCCTGATTGTCGTATAGGTACTGCTGACGGGCCCGGGTCCGGAAGCCTTCGTTGATCGTGACCGGCTCACCCGACAACTTCGCGAGCTTCACCAATGCCTGCATCATCGGGGTCTGGAACTTCAAGATCGTGTCGCTGTCAGCCGCCTTCACGAGATTCGGACGGCTAGAAGTGCCCGGACCCTTCTTCGAGAAGTTCATGTACCGAGGCGCAACAGACCCACCCTTCAACGCCGCCCCAGGCTTGCCCTCAAGAACCGCCAGATGAAGATGCGGAACACCGTTCGCCGCACCCGACTTTCCGAAAGTCTGACCAGCCTTCAGCGTGTCACCCACCTTCACGCTGTACGCATCCAAGTGCATGTAGCTGTACTCCTGGCCGTCCTTGTCCCGGAGATACACGGTCCACCCGGCAGGATTCGCAGCATGATTCGGAGCAGACCCCGACACCTTGTAAACCACCGAATCCCGCATTGCCTTCACCGGAGTACCAACCGGAACCTCAATATCCACGGCGTTATCCGACATCCAATTGCCGAAGGCCCGGGAACCATGATCGGCAGCCGTCGCGATAATCCGGCCCTTCACCCCCAAAGGCCACGAATGATCGACCAGCGCCTTCACAGCCTTGTTCCGGCCCGGAGCGAGCCCCTGAGCCTCCTCAATGTTCTTCCCGACCGGAACCCCCAAACGCTTCGCCACAGCCACAGAAGCCGCCAGATCCTTCTTCACCTTCTTCGGGATCGCCCGGGACGGAGCACGATTGAAAGCCTGAAGCAACGGAACCGCCTCACCCCGCCGCTCGTCATACCGGTCCGGATACGCCGAAGCCTGAATCGTCTGAGCCAACTGGCCGGCAGTCTGACCCGCACCCCTCGCGCCACCCGTATCCGAAATGGACTCCTGAAAGAACCGGCGAGCTGAAGCCTTCACATTGTTCGGGCCCTGAGCACCAGTCGGGTAATACATCTGACGCTCCTGCCGCCACCCCGCCGAATCCGCATCCCCATACCCAAGATTCCTGATCCCGGACTCCTGAATCGCAGTCATCACCGCCGCCAACTTCTCCTTCGGCGTAGCACCCATCCGGTCGCCAACCTTCAACACCGTCGACAGAACCTTCGCCTGCTCGTTATCCAGCCCGGCCCGCTTCAACGCCTTGAAATGCTGAGAACCCGCCTTCGCCCGGGCAGCCGCGTACACCGCCTGAGAAGCCTTCAGGTTCTTCACCGCCTTCTGCTGAGGCACCGTGATAACCCGGCCATCCTTCGTCTTCCGAACCTGGCCCTTCTGAGAAGCCCTCACGAACTGCTTCACCGTGGGCTGCCCGAAAGTCTTCGTCTTCGGTGGCCGGCCCATCGCCTCAGTCCGCGACACCTTCCGGGGATCCCGAGCGACCCTACGAGCCTGACTTGACTTCTGACGCACCGCAGTCACCACCGGACCCCTAGCCGTCTGCTTCACATTGTCCCGGCCCGCGACATCCCGGATCTTCGACACGATCGCGTCCTCAAGCGTCAACCTTGAATTCGCGCCCTTGCCCGACTCGATCCGGTCCAGCTTCTTGATCGGAGTGTCTTTCCGCGTGTACTTGACCGCATCCTCAACCTTCTCCGAACCCTCCTTCAACGCATCAGCCAACACAGACGGAACCGACGAATTAGCCCGGGCCGCGTCCGCCAGCACCGAAGTAATCACCTTCACCGGAGACGCAGCCGCCCGCGACCGGCCACTCCTACCCCTGGAACCACCCGCTACCGGGGAAGGACCGCCACCCGAAGAACCGGAACCAGCCGGAACATAGTTGCCCGAATCAATGACCTTGCCGCCATCCGGAACCGTCTGCATATCCGGATTGCCATAGCCAGCAGGACCACGCGACGACCCGACACCCGAAGATCCGCCGTCATAGTCCGCGTCACCCGGACGATTCGGCAAAGAACCCTGATTCGGACGACCCGCAATCCGCAAACTCGTAGGAGCCCCACCACGCGGACGAATACCCCTCAGCCCGGTCGCGAGATTCTTGCGGCGCTTTCGATTCCTTGCCATCAGATCACCCTCCCGCTACCCTCACCACCATGAGGCTCAGTTTTGGAGAAATACTTTTCCTGATCGCCGGCACCCTCTGGCTCACTCTCTGCTTCGGAGGATTCGCGTTCCTGTACTGGACCGGGGCAATCAACGACCCGCGCAACATCTTCGGAGACTTCCTCTCCAACATAGGAGCCGCGCTCGTCTTCCCGCTCGGATGGTGCGTGGCCGTCTGGAATCTCTGGAACAAGTTCTGAAGTCACTGGCCCATCGCCTCCTTCAGTTCCTTCATGTAGTCCGCAACATCGCTGCTGGACTCCATCTCAGACTTCAACTCATCCATGTAGCTCGAGAGATCCGAATCATCTGACTCTCCCGAAAGGCTCTCCCGCTCCCGGATCGTTTCCGCGTTGATGTACTCCGCCGACTCCCGGAGCGACCGTGAATCCTGAGGAGCGAACGGCAGATTCCGTCTGTAAAGCATTCCCGGCACCCCGCCCTGCTCCCGGAACGCCTCCTCCTCCCGGGCCCGCGTCTCCGAACCCGACCCCGGCTTGTACTGCTTCGGTTCCGGAGCGAACGGAAAAGCATCCGACGACTGAGGAGTACCCGCATACACCGCTTCCTCGAGCTGCCTGTACGGAGTGAACGTGCGGAGATACTGGCCCACCGCAACCTCGAGCGAGTTCAACAGACCCGGCTCAGTGAACCGGCGACCCTGCGTTTCACCATCGACCGTGATGTCCTGGCGAGTGAAGTAGTCCCGGCCATACGCCTGATTCATCAGGATCCCGATGTACGGCGGCACGAAACTCATGATGTCCTTCGCGGACGAGAACTCCACCAGCCCGGACAGCAACGGATTGCCCCGGTAAATGTCCACAAATGGGGTGTTCGGATCAGCCGGATCGCCAAGGAACATCTTCCCCAAAGCCCAATCCATGCCCGGACCAAGAACATCCCTGAGCTCATCCGTCTCAAGCCGGCCAAGCTGATAGACCAGCGAAGTCATTACCGGATGCTTCGTCGGCATCGTGAAGAAAGCGAACTTCGTGGCGAACCGCATCCATGAGTAGAACGGAATCGACCGCTTCAACCAAGTCCGCTCAAACGCCGTGAACGTCTGGTAGTCACCCAGAAAATCAGCCAGACCCCGGGCCATTTCCTCCAGCTTCTCCGGGTTCTTGATTGCCGCCCGGATCTGCCCTTCCGGATCAAGCTTGAAATGCGACATGATCGAATTCATTGCCGCGTCCGTCTTCTTGATGTTCTGATTCATCCGCTTCACTTCCGCGGACTTCAAAAGCTTGTACGCAAGAGCCTTCCGGTTCGCGCTCTCAGGAATCTGCGACAGCCGGAACCAAGCCTGAATCGGATTCGTGGACCGCATCGCCTGACCCCACTTGCCCTCACGGAAAATGCGGTAGCCCTCGACCGCCCCCGAAATCCACCGGCCATCCGGGGCAGAAGCCCCCAGGTGCGGCATCTGCTGCATGTTCCCGGCCTGCGAAATACCAACCGCGGAATTGAGTCGATCGAGATCAGCGTTCCCCGCAATTTCCCTCGAGGATCCCGGGGCCCGCCTGCGAGTCAACCCCTGCCTTGCCCCCGTGTTCGCGTTCTCCCGGGCCATCCGATGAAAGAACAACTGGCCCAGAACCCAATCAGCCGGTGTCACCCCCGCGATAGCTGCCTGAGCCGCCGTAGAAATCGTCTGGAAGCCCAGCCAGCCCGTGTTGAAGGCCAGCAGGTACCCGGACATTTTGCTCATCATCAGGTCCGCTACACGGCCACCAAGCCGGGTACGCATCGACGCTTCGAGTTCGTCCATGACCTTGTTCGGAACGGCCAGCCAGCCCTTCATGTCCTCGAACTGAGTACCGGCCTTTGACCTGACCCCGGCCATGATCGCGTCTTGAAGCTCCGTGAAATCAGCGTTCCCCAACCCGGACCCGCCCTCGCCCCGGCCCTTCAACACATCATCAGCCATCTGCGTTCGCATCATGCCCGGGTTCACGAAAGTCACCGAAGACTCATCAATGCCGTTCTTTCCCATGTACTCAACGAGCTCACGCATCGACATTCCCTGACCATCCGCAGTCCGGGACCACGGCATCGAATTGCGTTCCATGATGTTGCTCACCATGTCCCACGCATTCGACCGCTTCACATTCCTTTGAAGACCCCGGACCATCACCGCAGGATCAGTGTTCTCAATGCCCTTCCGGAACAGATCACCCTTGTACGCCTTCGGCCTCTCCGAATGACGAGTACCACCAACCGCCGCCTGAGAGAACCTACGCCGCCTCGAAAGCTCCGAAGGGAAATAACCCGGCTCATCCAACCCTGATTCCGACAGAGCCTCCCGGTACCTGGCCCGGTACTCCTCGATCGACTCGTCTTCAGCCCTGCGACCGATCAGATGCTCTGCCTGCTGGCTCTCACGCCTGATAGCGGCCTGCTCAATATCCAACGCCGGATCCTTCCGGGCAGCACCCTTCTTCGGATCACCAACCGCGTACCGCTTCTCCAAACGGCGCATCTTGCCAATGTTGTTGCCGAACTCGACCGTGAAAATGTCATCCGCCCGCTCAATGATCCGCTCGAGCTCCGGAATGTTGTCCAACTTGCCGTAGTCCGAATCAATGCCGCGCTCCTCCTGAATCTGCCTGATCCGGGCCGGCAACTCCCTACGCGCCTGATCCGGGGTACGGACACCCAAAGTCAACGCCCACTTCACCGCCCGCTGCTGATCCCTGGACATCGTTCCAAGAAGCTCTGCCATCTTGTTGTTGATCTGGCCCTGCTGAGAAATGTTCGTCAAACGGGTACGGGCCTTCTCGCCCGCAACAGCCTTCGCCCGGGCCACATTCGGAAACAACGGCTCAACAGTTCCCTGCTCGACCGCGTTTCGGGCAGCAGCATCCCCACCTTCACGGCCACCCTTCGACCTGGACTCTGTTTTGCGGCGACGGGCCCGGTCCAAACCACGCTGCCCCGCCGCACCAAACACATTCTTTGAAGTCTTCTGTCTCCGGGCCTTAGCCCCCGCCGGCACCTGCAAACCCGGACGCTCCTCATTCATCAGACGAGCAGCCTTCTTCCCCAACTTCCCGGTCCTAGCTGCCCGGCCCACAACGCCGCCCGTGCCACCAGCCACACCGAGCGCATCCAAACCGTAGGAAGTCAAGCCCTCGTCCGCGAGGATCTTCTTCAGAGCCTCCTCATCGCTCTCCAGAAGCGGCCCGTACCTCTTGGCGTAGTCAGCCTTCATTTCGTCCCACGCCCCGGCAGGATCAGTCACAAGCTTCTGAATCGCAGCCGGGGTACCGAGCAGCATGTCCCGGGCCGACTTGATCGACGCGCCCGCAACCTTCCCCGGACCAACCTCCACCGTCGCCTCAGCCAACTGAACCGGGGCCGACGCGAGATTCAACGCTTTCTGATCAGACGGGACCGCCCCCGTGACGGGGAGGAAGGCAGGGGCAGTCGCCGCCTGAACAGACCTTGAGGAAGCGCGACCCGGACCCCTAACAGCGCCCCGAGCAACCCGCTTCGCAATCTCTTTACCACCACTTTTCTTCGTGGCCTCCCTAGCGCCCAAAGCCGCCGCACCAGCACCCCCACCACCAGCCAACGCCTTATGAGCCGAAACCTGAGCCCGGGCCACACCCCGAGTCTTCACATCCTGCGCCCGATCCTTCAACCGTTCCGACCGGGACATGCCAGCCCGCTCACGCTTCACCCTGGCCTTCGCTGTCTTTCTCTCAGCCCTGTCAGCGAGCCTCCCGGCCTTCCGTGACTTCCCGGCAGCCTCAGCCTTCTTCGCCGCGCCAGAAGCCTTCTGAGCGTCCTCAGCCGCCTTCTCAGCCGCCCGGGTCAACCTTGCGGCCTTCTCAACATCCCCCGCTTCCTCAGCGACCTTCGCGGCCCTGAGAACCTTCGGGATCATCGCGGCACCCTTCACCGCCGCACCAACAGGAACCGCCGAAGAACCAATCAGCGCAACATCCTTCGCGAGATCCCCCAAATCCTTCTGAGGAATCGCAGACCTGGCCTCCGTCTCCTTCTCCAACGAAAGACCAGTAGCCGCATTCGGAATCAGAGCAGGATCAACCGTTGACACCCGGCCCGACGACCGAACACCCGCATACCCCTTCGACGGCCTCGACGGACGAGACGGAGCATCCCCAACCGTCACCGACCCGGAAGTCTCAACCCCCGAATAAATGCCCTTCCGACCCGGACGACGACCACCCCTGTCCGGATCCCTCGGACGACGACGCCGCTTCTGCGCGGCAGCACTTGTCGACCCGGAAGCCATTACCGCCTTCTCTGCCCCGCAACAGGCTTCGGCTGATTCCGCTTCCGGTCAAACGACCCCGGCCCATAGAAATTCTCCAGCGTGTTCTTGATCGCGCCACGCTGATACCGGCGAACGACCAGGGCAACCGCTTTCCGAGCATCCACCCCATCCGCCGACTCAGCCTCCTTCGCGACACCCTGAATGAACATGCCCTTGTTCGACAGAAGCTTCGCGACCCCCTCCTGGCCATCCTTCGCTTCAGCGGCCTGAAGGTAATTGTTCGCAACGATCATCGCGTTCTTCACACCCCGCGAAATGCCGCCCTTCCCGGCCTCCTCCATCTTTTCCTTGCGATCGTCAATGCGTTCCTGCTTCGCATCCCGGGCCTCCTCGAGAAGATCAGTCGTGCGTTCCCCAACCGCGGCACGACGATCCAACCGGGCCTGCTGAAGATCAGCCATCGCCTCAGACACCGCCTCCTGCCGGGTCGACCCTGCCTCCTGAATCGCGAACGGAACTGCCGAAGAAGAAGCCGCCATCCTCGACCGAAGCTCCGCAGCAGTCTGAGCCGCATACTTGCCCTTCAACCCGGAAGCCTTGATCGTTCCGAGCATTTCAGCGAGCTCGTTTCGCATCACCTTGTCAGCACCCCGGGCATCAGCCACCGACCGGCCATACTCACGATTCGCCGCACCAATCGACTGCCGGGCCGCGATACCAGCCCCAGCCGTTTCCCGGGCAACTTCCTTTCGTGCCCGGTTCTTGATTCGCTGCCTTCTCTTATCGGACAGACGCGCCATCAGACCCGACCACCTTTCTTCTTGCCGAACTTGCCAAACACACCCGGATTCCGTTGACGGGCAGAATCAATCGCCTGCGCCAACAGATCCGCATCACCAATCTTCTGCTCCCGAATGCCCCGACCGAGCTTCCGTTCCCTCGAGAACTCATCCCGGCCAAAGTCACGCTTCGTCAACTTCACATCCCGGCGTGTGTCCACCCCACCACGCCGGATAGCCCGGCCAGTGTCCTGATTCAACTGATTCTGCGAAACCTGGATACGACCAAGCGAAGTTGCGAGATCCTGCTCCATCCGGTTCTCAGCAACATCAATCGGCTTCATCGCGAACGCCTGATTCTCAGCCCGCTTCGCAGCCGCCGCCGCAGCCGTACCACCCTGCAAAGTGCCGGCAGCATTCCGGGCCTCCATCTGAGTACCAGCCAAAGTGCGGAACTGACGCGCAATCCCCTCCCGACGCGACCCGAAATCCTGACGGGCCCGGCCAGCATCACGCCGCAAATCCTGCCTTCTGAAACCGAGCTTCTGAACCTCACGCCGCCTGCCCCGACGAAGGTCATTCACATTCCGGCCACGCGACCGCTTGATGTCACTAAGCGACTGACCCAAATCCTTCTTCGCCCAAACCGAAGCCGTGTTCGAGTCCTCCCGCAAATCCGAAAGACCACGCTCCGCAGCCCGCCTCTGAGCGTCAATCGACGGGTCATACGACCCCCACGGAACCTCATACAGATCAATGCCACCGATCGACCCGTCCGGATTCTTCTCACGATCACCCGGTTTAGCCGGAGGAGCAACCACCCCACCAGACCTTGAACCGCTACCTGGCCTAGCCATCAGATGCTCCTTTCCCGGGTCATCAGGCAACCCTCTGAACGGTCATGGACGAGTTATCGGCCTCGATTGTGTAGCCGCCCGCGACCCTGATCGCCCGGACCTTCACGACCTGGCCTGCCGTGATCGACACGCGCCGGGTCAGGCTCACAGTGGTTCGGTTGTTGATTGCTGAAGCCGAGAAAACCGCAGAGCGAACATCTGAGCCGTTGACGTTGATCGACCCGATGAACGCACCAGCCGCCGTCGTGCAGTTCACATCGAGATTGAAGGTGACGAGGTACACGCCCGTAGCCGGGGCGGTCCAAGACAGGTTGTTCACATCCGCGGCGGAAGTGCCGACCGTCATGTCGGCTCCGCAATCTCGCTGGATCCCTTCGTTTGGCCGAGAGGAGGAGGGAACGAACTGGAGAGCGGTCGTATTGACCGTGATCGGATCAGAGGTCGCGAGCATCCAGGGTGGCCCCATGTCGATGCCAAACGCCGTCGCAACGGCGTTCACTACGGGGATATACGCGGCGCTTGCCAGCGTTCCATTTACAGCATCGTCAGTTCGTTCCAACTCCCAAGGAGTACCGGCGTCACCTTCGACGGCCACATAGTAGATCCCGTTCTTCAGGTGGGGAGTTGAAATGCTGCCACCTTCACCCGCAATCAATATGCGGTTCACCCCGTATGACCACGACCAGCCGGGGAGCGCACCGTTGGCGTTGGCTATCAGCCGATTGCCGGTTCGCGTATTCGCGGGCAACGGGGTTTCTCTCACCGTTGCGACCGGCCCTTTAAGGGTGAACCCTTTCTGGGCAGCGTCCACTCCGTCAATGAACTGAGCAAACTCGACCGAATCTCCCGTGGCAACTCCTGCCGACAAACCAGTGAACTTGCGCCCGTTCATCGGCACGTTGGCCGTGGGCTGTGCCATCTGATCGAGCCGAGAAGTGCGGACCTGAGCATCGAAGTTCGAGATCGTGGAAGCCGTCTGCGTACCAGTGTGATTCGCCCTGTTCCTATCCGCCGTCGAAGCAGACGCAATAGAAGCCGCTAGCACCGCCGACTCAGCAGCCACCGCAGCATCCGCATAAGCCGTGGTCGCGATCCGGGTGTTGTTCGTACCCGGCGACTGAGTAGGAGCGGTCGGATTCCCGGTCAAGGCCGGCGAAGCAAGCGGAGCCAACAAAGCCAGGGCCGCGGTCAACCCCGTCACATCCGACATCACATGGGTATGAACCGCCGCGGCCTTCCCCGCCAGCCCCGCCACAAGCCCCGCAATCTTCGACATGTCAATCGCCGCCGACGCGCTGATCTCCGCATCAGTAATCGTGAGCGCCCGAATGATCGGATTCGGATAGGTCCCGTCCAAATCCCCGCCAGCAGGCCCGATCGGAGTGACACCGCCCGAAAGATTGTCGATGTCATACCGGAGCTGGGCGATCAAAGCCTTCTCGCGGTTCTGCTTCTTCTCCCGCCTCTGCAGGAACCGCTCGAGATCAGCCTCAGTTTTCAGAGTGCCGATACTCACGCCGGAATCACCAACCCACCCCACGACACCCAGCCAGCCTCTACATCGCCGCCCAGCACACCCAAAGCACGGGAAATATCTACGACAGCCTGAACCGCCAGAGTGTGCGATCCCGCCGTCAAACCAATAGCCGCAATCCGAGTCACGGGGAACGTAGTCGCAACCTTCGTGATTCCACCAACGTCGAGGTCATGATCCTCACCGACCGGCTGAACAACCTGAGGGGTTCCATCAACGAGCAGATTGAAAGTGGCCTGCCACTCACCCGTCTTGTTGTCAGCCACGACCAGCCCAGACATGCCAACGAGAAGCACCGAATCCTCATCGACCGTGAAAGTTTGAGATGTACCCGACAAGGTTGAAGTCGTCGTTCCGGCAGTCGATCGGGTCGCCGTCGAAGTCGAAGACACCCCCACAACCTTCGTGCGATTTGCCCGATTGAACAACTGATTCAAAACCGCCTGAACCTCATCAGCATCCGGGACCGTGCCATTGGAAAACGTGAAATCAGGAGCCAAAGTCATCGCCGCACCGCCCTTGAAGGTCGAATGAAAAGCTCGAGCGCCCTGACACGGAACATCTCGACCTCTGCTGAACAAGTAATCCGGAGCCGCGAATACCTCACCCGGCTATTGATCCGAATCTTCTCCGGGGTAATGCCGTCCGATTCCTCAAGCGTTCCCACCTGAACAAACGCCGGCACCGAACCCGGAGGCACAACAACATCCGGATCGGCAGGACCGAACCCGACACCCCAAACACCGTCCGGATCACCCCACTCCGCGTCCGGATCACCCCACTTCCTGAGCGGATTCGCGTACCCGGCCTCGTCATAATTCACGCCGCCCGGCCCATGCTCGACCCTGGCCGTGCCACCCGCGAGCTCATACCGGAGCCGCAAAGCCCTGACAGCGTTCACCGTGAGGTTCCCTGTCTCGAAGTCCCGGGTCGTCAACTGCGCCACCGGAGAAGTGCCATCCGAATCCGTGCTGTTCAACGACTGCGGATTGAAGAAATCGGAGCAATCAACGATCTTGCCTCCGGCCCGGCCCTGAACGCCCAGAAGCCGCGGAGCCAACTCCGACTCACCATGCCTGACCGTGAACGCCGGAATCTCCCCGCCATCACCCGAAAAGCGAACCCATGACCAAGTGGGCTCCTTGTACCGGGACCGCACGGGCCGGTCAATCCGACAAACGAAAGTGTCCCTGACCGTTCCCAACGGAGACACGATCGGGAGGATGTAATGGCCCTTGAACACGACCGCCCGGCCTACCCGGTAGCCACGCTGCAACCAAGCCTGATACGGCCTCTCAATGCCCCGGCTGATTCGCTGAGGGGAAGACACCCCATCCATCAGCCAAATGCCGTCAGAGTCCGGCACAACAAGCCTGTTGTCATACCCGGCAACCCCCGCGATCCCGGCAAGCTTGATGCCCTCCGAAAGTCGCCGGACCGTGTGCTGGCCGTTTCCGTTCGGATCCACGATCTCGTACTCGAGCCCGGAGATAACCCACACCCCGTCCGTGGTGAAAACGATCACATCACCACCGAGCTCCGCCAACCCGCAAATCGTTGCCCCGGTCGGAAGCTCGTGATAGTTCACGGAAGGCAGCGTGTGCGGATCGTCAATGTCCGAGAAAGCAACGATCCGGCCCGACCCGTACACAAGCCGGTTCTGGCAGACCACGACATACTCCGCCCCTGAATACGGATCCCCCGAAACATGCCTGTAGGTCGGATAGAACACCGCCGTCTGACCCGTCAACGAAGTGCCCTTGTACGGCTCCCTAAGCGTCAGAGAAGTCGCGGACTCCACCGACGCAACCTCATACACCCGGGCCGTCCCAATCTTCATCAGATGCCCCGGAACAACGGACCCGGACCAAGACCCGCCCGAGCGAGTAACCGTCCTCGACCCGAAAGTAGTGGTCACAACCGAAGAAGCCGTATGCGTCGTATTCGACCGGGCCCCACCCGAAATCCAGCCGCCACCACCGAACAGAAGACCCTTCATCACCGCCGTCTGCTTCGGATAAAGCATCCCGACCGAATCGGACTGGGCGATCGTTTCGTCATCCGAACCAACAACGTAGGTCTTGGAAGCATCCGCAACGATCGTGCGCCGGCCAACATTCAAGATCCCATCGAAAATGAACCTGCCCGGCCCATCCATCCCATTCACCGAAAACGGCACCGACCCGCCCCGCCTGTACGCGGAACCATCATCGTCCAGCACGAGATTCAGGAAATCCCAGCCCGCCTGAAGATCAATCAGATGCGGGGCAATATCCCGCTGCGCCCCACCCGAAAAGTCCTCCTGCGCTATCGACACCTGGCGGGTACTCACGGTCCACCCCTACGGAAAGGACGATCACCGGTGGTTCTGGCGATCCGGTACCGCTCGAGCTTCAGAACATCCGCGTCGTACTTCTCCTGCTCCGACGCGGCCATTTCCGGGTCGTCCTCAATGTTCGAGTAGTAGTTCGCCGCGGCATGATGAATCAGGGCCGGATGAAACTGCTCCGGGAACTGGTCCGGCACATCCGTTCCGAGCACCAAAGCCTGCGGCGTGAAAACGTAGGTGACTTCCGCCGCCTGAGTACCAAAGTCCGGGTAAAGACAAAGACTGCCGCCGTCCTTTGAGACATACCAGGCTCCGGCATCGTGAAGCGTCAAATCACCCCGCTTGATCTGCGCGATCTGAGCAGGGTTAGACGAATTGACAATCAGCCCGCCAACTTCAACGTCGACAGGGATCAGCCAATCAGAAGGCAGCTCATACTCCTCCTGCCCCGGGACGGTGGTGAACTGCCACACTTTCCGCGGAAACCGCGAATCGAGTGCCAGTCCACGCACCGCCTCATTGACGAGATCACGAGCCTCGTCGTCGGGCAGGTCGAAGCCTGAGAAGCCGCTTAGGCGTCGGGTGAGGGCTGCGAGGTCGATGACGTATCTCCGTCATCCGCCTCAGCAACCGACCCGGCTCCTGCCGCGATGTCGGTGAGGGCCGCATCCACAGCCTCAATGATCCGATCGCGGTTTGCGGTTTCTTCTTCCTTCTCACGGATCTCCGCGAGCTTCGCAACATTCAGTTGCGCGTGGGCCTTCCCGATCTCAAGCAGGGTTTCCGTTGCGTTCTCGGTCAGAGCCGCGTCAGTTTCTCCTACCTCATGGAAATCCACACCGATCGTGGAATATTCCTGAAGGAACTTGATCGTGTCAGCGTCATCCGTCTGGAATCGGCCATTCTCGAAAGCGATGAGCTTGCCCTCAACCCGCTCGAGAATGTTGCCGTTCACATCCGTTTTCACTCGCTGCGGTTCCTGAATGATCTTCAGATCCTCGTAACGAGACACGAAAGTCACGGTCTTCTTCCGGGCCGGCTTCTTCTTCGCTGTGGTCTTCTTTGTCTCAGTCATTCTGAGCCTCCTTAGGCTGAAATGAAAGGAAGGGGGCCAGCCGAAGCCAGCCCCCAACCAATCAGCCGGTCACACCCGTCAGGACGCCATGCGCCTTCGGGTTGCCGAGCAGAAGACCCGCCTGGGTCAGCAGCTCGTCGATCTGCCCATCGCGACCCGGCTCCTGGCGATTCGTCAGGAGCTTCGTGTCACGGGAGGGCCCGTCGCCGCCATCGAGGTACTTGAACTCGATGCGCCGCTTCATGTCGACCGCGAATGCGTACCCGCCGTAAATCGCACCCTCGAGGAGCGGATGACGAATCAGGTTGAGCGTTCCGTGCGGACCGATGTACTGCTGAACCCGCAGACCGTAGGTGTTTTCACCCTGCTCGATCTGGAGCTTGCCGACAGCGAACCCGTTGATGGCAGCCATGACCTTGCCCGACGCGAACAGAGTCTTCACGCTTCCGTAACGGCAAACGTCAAGCATCCAGGTGTCGAGGTTGGTCTGGGTCAGCGCACCACCCACCGCCAGGCGATTGTTCGCGAGGAAGTAGTTGAGGCCACCGGTGGTCCAGATCGGACGGCCATCAGCGCCAGTGCCGGCAGACGGACGACCGAACAGAAGGGCATGTTCAATGTCCTTCGCGTGTTCAATCGCGAGCTGCTTGCTCTGCCACTTCCAGTCCAGCGGCTTCGTGAGGTTGTCCGAAGACATCCAAGTGCCGGATGCGCCCATCGACTTCCTGAAGATCTGCAGGTAGTTGAAGACGTTCACCGGGTTCGGGGAAACCGGGTCCGGGACCATCGAGTATTCCTCGGCGGCGGAACCGATCACGAACAGCGGATCGTCATCCACAAGCGCGGCGGCAGTAGAGCCGGCGAACCCGCGAGTAACGGTCCAGGTGTTTGTCGAGATCCCGGTAACGAACATGAGCTCGCCGGTCCTCGGGACCGACACGATCACGTTCTTCGGGGCCGCGACAGCACCCGAATCGACCACGATCGAAGTTGCGCCGGACACATAGCCGGCACCGTTGTTGACTTGGGTGTACCGGGCACCAAGCTCGGATTCTTCCCACTGGATTTTCACATCCTTCGCGGAAGACTTCGAGATCTTCTTGGTGATGACGGTAAGCGGTACCGAATCCGGCTCGAGATCGAGGATCGGATCCGACATGTCTATCGCTCGCTGTTCAGCGGCGACGTTTGCGGTTGTTCTCACGCCGGTAGGCATGGGTCATGCTCCTTTTGGAATCGGGCTCCACCCGAAACCGATGTCAGCCAGAAGTGAAAATCGACTTCGGCTTCCGGTCGGTCAGGGTGCTGATGATCTGCGCGTCGAGCGAGTCCTCGCCCTGTCCAGACGGTCCCGCCTGGATTTCCAATGAGCCCGACCCGGGCTTGCTGCTGTCACTGGCTCCGGCCTGTTCTGCCTTCACGACCTGATACGCCCACCGGACGATCTTCGCGTTGGTTGCCAGTTCTTCCCTGCCCGTTTCATCCACGAGCATTTGAAGCTTGTCACGGACCTCACCGAGCACTTCCGGCTCCATGATGTCGTCGAACTCGTCCTGAAGTTCGCGAAGTTCGTTGCGGCCACGTTCCGCGGCCTGGTTCTGAAGCATTTCTTCGATCGCGGCGAGTCTCTGACCGAGCTCGGCTTCACGATCGGTTTCGCCCTCGTAGCCGAAGTCGTCGTAGCCCTCGTCCTCGCCGGCAAGCTGCTGCTCAACCCAAGCCTCAATTTCAGCTTCGGTCAGTTCCGTAGCCTCCTGCTGGGGGGCCAGAGCCTCATCGAGTCCTTCCGGGGCATCCTGAGAGCGTCCCTCGAGCGCGGCAAGGCGCTGCTCATAGTTCGCCACCTGCTCCGGGGTGATCGACTCTGCGGCACCGGAAGATTCCGGGGCAACCTGTTCGGTCGCGACACTCGCGGCCTCGGTTGCTTCGCCACCATCTACTGCTGCTTCAGTCCCGTCACTCATACCTGCTGTGTCTCCTTCAGGTTTTCAGCCGCTTTCTGTCCTACCCGGACAGCCTCCACCGCCAGCGCACGGATCTTCCCGACACCGCGGGACTCCCCGATCTGGCTTGCGTACTCAGTTGCAGGGACTTCACCGGTCTTGCTTTCGAGCTGAATCCGGATACCTGTCCGGTAGCTATCCAGCACTTCCATCAGCGGCTCCCAGCCCGGGTGCTCAGTCAAGGACTCGATTGCTTGCCCGGCCTGGGCCCGCTTCTCGTCATCCCAAAGGAAGTTTTCCGGTGATTCGTAACCCTGAATCATGGTTCAAAGAGTAAAGGACTTCAGCGGACGCTTTTACGGGCAAGGCGTTTCGCCAAAGCAATCAGCATCCGTTGACGGTCAGCCGGATTCGTCATTCCCTGCTGCCGGCCCCGGTTCATCGCGGTCTTTGCCGGGCCCGCGATTCCATTCCCGCCACGGTAAGGCTGAGTCTGCCGGGTGGGTTTCATGCCGCCACCGGCTGCGGCTGTTCCTCAGGAGCCGGACCAGTCTCAGGATTTCCCATCAGGTCATCCAGCGTGGCCTTCGCCGCCGCGTGAATGATCTCTGGGGGCACCCCGGCCTCAGCGAGATAATCCCCGATCACCTGAACGACTTCCTGGCCTTCAGGTTCCGGCTCCTTGATGAGCTTGTCGGGATGTGGCACACCGAACATTTCAAGGCCACGCTTCAGAAGCTCACCCTGATCGAGCTGTTCCGCGAACGGAGCCAACGCCTGAATCATGTTCATGAACGTCTGCTGCTTCTGGGCTGGGTTCTCCGGTTCCGTCGCCCCCGCCTCAGGGACAATCTCGAGATTCGCGGCAACATCCTTCGGTTTCACCTTGACCCAGTGATAGCCGGACGGAGTATCAACCCGGACATCCTGACTTCCCGAAACGTGCTGCCGGTAGAGCTCGAGCCACTGAGCCGCCGCAGGACGAATCAGTTCCTTCGCGAGATTCTTGCCCTTCTGTTTGATCCGGCCCTCAGCGGCCTGCTGCACAAGCTGAGTGCCCGTGGCAGTGGTTGACGACGCTACCTGGCCCGTGCCGGCCACGGCCTCGGAAATGCCGGTAGCGCGTTCCATGTCAGACTTGATGGCTTCTTCCTCAGTCACCGACGAAGACGGAATCTCATGGAACGGCATGGGCTTCACAACATCAGCCGGATCGCCCAGCACCGGCACATACGACCGGGCATTAACGTTCTCCATGTCAGCCGGATCAATCATGCCCCTCGAGTAGAAGAACCCGGCACCCATCGCTGCCCGGGCCTGATCCCGACGCAAGGTACGCAGATCGTTCAATTCGGCCTGTAGATGCGCGATCGGTTCGATTTCTCCGATCCCCACAAACTCGTTTGGTGCCAACGTGGGCCGAAAGATCGAGAACGGCAGATCCCCGTGATTGAACGGGTTCTCCATTTCCTGAACGAGAACCTGCTTGTCGAGAATCGTCACAACCTTGTCCCGGTCGTGATACTCGAGAACTTCATGAAGCCTGTTCGAGCCCTCCGCGCTGTAGGAGCCAATCCCTGCCGCTTCCCACCTGGGCTGCCACATTTCACCCCGGCCATTGTCCGTGCCGAGACTGTTGACCAGCTCCCCGGACATTTCCTCCCACTGCCCGGAAGCAACCTTGTCCATGATGTACCGGGCCGACCGCCAAGTTCGGTGAATCATGTAGTCGCACGACTTCACATCGAACCCTGCCGGATCCCAGAACAAATCCCAAATATCGACCGGCTCTGCCTGCGGACCATCGTGAATGAGCCGTTGGCCCTTCTTCGTGAAGAACACGTTCCCCCACAGGTGCTTGCGAGTGCGGCCCTGCCGGTACAGCTTCTCCCAGAAGTTCTTCTGACCACCAAGCCCGTAAATCAGGCCGGACCTAGCCGGACCCTGCAGCTTGATGTCGTAGTTGATTGCGGCCTGGTCCCGCTCGAAAAGCCGCTTCACGGGTTCCGCTGATTCCTCCGCTGGCTGATCCAACGGCAAAACCAACATGCGGGGATCGTTCGACAGGATCCGCGGCAACACCGTTTCCACGACCGCGAACGCCTGCGGAATGAACAACTCGAAACTCTCCGAATCCGACTGATACTGCCGAATCAGTTCATCCCTGCCGCGCTGGGTAGCAATGCCGGCGTGTTCCTTCTTCAACTTCCGGTACGACCGCCACAGGCCGTACAGGTTCTCCCACTGCGGGTGATACTGACGCTGCCACTTCTGCGCCTCATGAAACCGGTTCATGACCTGCTCAACGAGCTTCTTCTGCTCGTCATTCATGTCCTGAACCGAAGTGAGCATCAGGCAGCCGCTTCTTCCAGCACTTCGGGTTCTGTCGACTCCTCATCCGGTTCTTCCGGCCAGATCAGTTCGACCTCATCCGGGGCTCGGACAGGCCGATCGTTCACCCGCGGATCACGGCTGTCGTACCGGATCACATACCCGACCGTCTGCCACTCCCCAACAACATCATCGACCTCATCAGCCGGAATGCGATTGCCGGCAGGATCGAACTTCTCACGCCGGGCCTGAATGTACGCCTGACCGCCGATCAGATCGAAAGTCATGAACATCTGCGCCAAACGCTCCAGAGTCGCGTCGTCGAGCAGGTTCCCCAGGGCTGTTGCCCGGCTGATCGCTTCGGGATCGCCCGGAACTCCGCCCTGTTCACCCTTGAAAATCGTTACGTCTCGCTTCACTGTTGCCGCCTTCCTCGATCGCGCTCGTACTTGATGCGTTCCTTGTCGAACCCCGTCCGGAATCCGTCAGCCTGGATCTCTGCGGCAACACTCATCATCTGATCCGCCCGATCATTGGAGCATTCCCGCATGTGCCGTCCGAAGCCCTGTTCCTCACCTTTTGAGAACTCGGCACCGCAAAGCTCGCACTTGTAGGCGGCTTTCCGGGCGGAGTCGGGTATCCAGAGCTCGAGCGTCATCGGTGATCCATGAATCTGATTCGTGGGTCACTCTACCGACGCAAGCGGAGGTCGTAATCGCCCAAGCCAGAACCCTTCGAGACTTGCCGGGAAGGAACCGGGCGTTCGGACGAAAACCGGAACGGCAGCTCAGAAGCGATCTGTTGGGCTCCCATCCATGACATGAGAACGTCATCGAACCGGCCCGGTTCCGCTCCCATCTTGCCGTTTTCGTCCTTGACATAGGTGTTCATTTCGTCCGCGAGAACCCGGGACTTGATGCCGGCGAAATCCTCGAGCCGGAGCAACGCATGAGCCCCGGCGATCATCAGGGGTTTCGTGCGAACGTCCGTGTTGAACCCCAGTTCCTTCTTCTGTTTCTCGTTCGTTTTTCCCACGGGTCGGGCCCGGTACAGGTACGGGTAGTGGTAGTCGTAGAACAGGGCTCTGAGGGCCGGGTAGCCCCATCCACCGGTCCGTTCGATCCCTACCCATGCCTGGTTGAACCACATGGCCGCGAGCAGGATCTCCATTGGGAGAAGGTCCGCGTCGCACCTCGAGCGCCACTCCGCGACCTGTTCCCGGGTTTGATGGTCGATCACGTTGATGGCATGAAAGTCAGACTCGCCGCGGCCCACTTCCTCACCACCGGACGGGTCACAAAACAGGATGAACTCGCCAACCGGCTTGTTTGCCTTGATCTCATCCTCCGGCAGCCAGAGCTTCCACGGAGGACGATCGGGTTTCTCCGACTGCGGAACCCACATCGCGGCATCGGGAACGTCGACCGTTCCAACCCGGGCTACTTCCGGATGGGTACCCGTAGCCTGAAAAGAACCCAGGGTGGGGCCCGGGTTTTCCGGGGTGCGTTTCAAAGGGTCCGTGTTGCTGATGATCCTCAACAGGCCGGAAATGCGGTACGAATCGAAAACCCGTGAGCCGGTAGAAAGGAACGCTTCTTCCGGGGTGGACGGGTATTCCTGATGGAACGTGCGGAGATCCCCGCCGGCAAGGTTCGCGATAGCCCACCGTCGCCAATTCAACTGCTCCAACGTCAGTCCGAGCTCATCCACGAGCTGCTGTTCATCCTCCCCGTACACATGCTGCCCGACCTGGAACTCCTCCCGGTCAGCCTCGAAAATGAACTTGCGGCTGTACTCCGGCTGTTTCCACCACGGCCAGAACACCGCCGCGAAATCATTTCGGCCCGCCACGCTGTCATCCCAGAAATCCTTGAACTCATTGAACCCGTTCGCCGTTGACTCGAACCCAACGAACGTGTCCGGCAAATCCGGAACCGCATTCAACGCTGCCGCGAGCACCGCCTCGAGCTGGTCAAGGAACGCTGCCTCCGTGATGTGAAGGGCATCCAACGTGGTACCACGATCCGAATCCACATCCGAAGCCGTACCGAAAGCCATCCGGGAATTAGGCCAGCCTGTGCCCTGCGACCACGCATCCCGGGACGAGCCACCAAACTCAATGTACTCCCCCGTCGAATACGACCCAATCGACGGTTTGATGTCCAAACCAGGCTCCGGGGCCGGCAACCGGCCATACGCCGTGCGAACCATTCGATACATGTTCGCCGCCGTTTTCGCCCTGTGAGCCAAACTCGAACTCGAAAAGTTCTCCCTCTGCGTCGCCCAATGCAACATCAGCAACATGATCCAAGTCGTCATACCAACCTGCCGGGCCTTCAACATGATCGCCCGCTGAGGCCGACCAGCAGCCCGCTGCGCCGCCAAAGTCTCATCCAACAGAAGCTGCCCCCCAGACGGCACCACCCGCACCGTCCGCTTCTCCTTACTCACAATCCACGCAACCTGCCGAACCCAAAACAACGGATCCTCCCGAAGCCGCCGCCGCGTCTCCGCAAGCTCCGAATCCAACCCCCCCAAACTCACTTGCCCTCCAACAACCGCTGCGCCTCACGAGCCGCCTGAACCCGAGCCAAATGCTCCGGCCTACCCTGCCGCACCAACTCCGCCGCCCGAGCCTCCCGACGCTCCACCAACCCAGGCACCTCCGAAACCCGCCGCGCAACCGGCTCCGCCGAACCAGAAGGCCGACCCCGAACCGCCCCACCAAACCCCAACAACCCCCGAACAAAATCCGAAACCGACAAACCAGCCTCCCCAGCCCGCCGACCCAACAAAGCCCGCTCACTCGGCAACAACCGCACCCTCAACGTCTCAGACCTAGACTCCACACCCAAATTGTGGCTACAACCCCAGCGGGAAAAGCGTAAAAGCGCAGACGAAGGTGGTAGGGAACCTGCGGCGTGGGGCCCCCAAAACCGGTGAAGGGGTGCCCGGGGTCCGGGCCAACACTAGACCGCATGAACAAGCCGATTGACTCACCCGCACCGATGAACATCACTGAACCAACATGGCTCTACCAAAGGGAATGCTCTCGACCTGCACCCAATCCCGCTACCAATCCGACACCCAGCATCCCCGCTATTTGGCTCTGGCACACGACTCGCGCCATCGCGCCCGCAATGATTCGTCTCTCAGCGTTTCAGTCGGTGACGGGTTCTTCGGTGGTGCTGGGATCTGTCTCTGTGTCTCGCTGTTCTTCTATCCCTTGCTGGTCTGTGTTTGCTTCGCTCTGTTCGCCCGGGTTATCGGATTCGGTTTCGAGTCTTTCCCGGGTCATTCGGTGAAGCATTGACTGGGGTGTTGCGTCCCTGGCCGCTATCGGATCGGGGCTCTGGTTTTCCCTGTCCCGTTTCTCTCTTGCCCTTCTCCCGTCGATCATGGACACATACGTTTTGACCCGGGCCGCTAATCCCGCATCAGCAGTACCTTTGAGCTCTTGCTCTTTCAATCGCTTGACCGCTATTCGAGCTGCCGCAAGAGCGTCCTGATAGATCGCGTCCTCCACTTGCTTTTCTTGCCCGGGCTCCACAGCAAAGCCCCTGTATTCGCCTTCGCGTTTGAAGTCTTGTCGCCACTTCTCGATACTCGAAATCGAAGGGGAATAGATCTGATCCAGGCCGGCCTTCCCTTCCTCCAAAAGCTCTTTCGTCCGGGCCGCTGAAACATCCCTGCGGTACAAAACCCGGGCCGCTTCCTTCACTTCCGGTGGATAGAGAACGCTCATAACCCGTGAGGCTAGACCCTTGCCCGGTCCTTCAAAAGCCCTTAGGAGCCGTTACAGAGCCTCACAAAAGGGTGTTTGCCCGGTTTCTCCCCGGCCCTGGCCGTAACCCGGTTTCAATGCCTTCCCTTACAGTCACCCCGTTTTGCCCGGGAAAGATTTTTCACCCTGATTTGATTTTCTTACAGGATGTGATAAAACTCTGTTCGTCCAAAGAAACGGGCCCGCCGAAGTAGCAGCTTCAACGGGCCCAGCACACCGACTAGATAGGAGTCGACATGCACCAGCAGGATAGACAGAAGCTCATCGACCGGCGAGTGGCCGGAGGGGGCAACCGGGAGGAGTCAGAGAAGTTGCTCGAGGATCTGCTCGCCCGGCACGAAGGCGAGAACCTTGCCTGTGCCCTTCTCTACAACGGCTTCGGGGTGATCTCGTAATGGGAGAGCTCGCGACATACAACGGCGAAACGATCAAGATCGGGACATGCGAGAGCATGTACTACTTGAGGGCAGACCAGGCCCACCTTGTTGAAGCCTTGGCCGGCAACATTGACCCGGTATCTCTCTCTGGCCGGATCCGCTTCCGCTTCCCCTTCCCTGATGAGGACGGAATCTCACCCGGGGCGTTCAAGGATTACAACCGGGGCATTCACCTGCCCGGCCTAACCGCTCCGGATGGGGTCGAGCACTACAAGGTGCAGTTCAAGGGGGATAACGGCTACCTGTGCTCGCTTCCCTGCCCTGAATCCGGGCACGACCTCGAGGGGGTCAAGATTGCCCGGAACGGTTACGGCGGAGCGGTCGAGCTTGTCGCCCATCGAGTGATTGACGGCGACCTAATCCCGGTTCTTTCCTGCAAGGGTTGCGGGGCTATGTGGCGAGAGTCGGATCCCGACTACTTCGCACCGATCGCAGAGCTGATTGAACGGCAGCGCGAAGAACAGGCTATGTACGACCGCAGGGCAGAGCACGAGGGCCAGCCGGCGGCAAAGTGCGGCTGGCACTTCAACCCCGAAGTTCTCACCCGGATCCTGGACGGCTACAACGGCGGCTGGGCGAAGTTGCGGGAGATGGTCGCATGAGCTCTCTCAACTACGCCGAAAAGGGCTACCTGATCGGAACCGTCCTGTTCGGCACCTTTGACGCTGTAGCCATCGCCCTGCATCTGGGAGGGGTTCTCTAATGGCCCGGGCGACGCTTTCCGATCCAACCAAAGTAACCCGGGCTTCGGCCCGGGCTTTGGTTGGAGGGAAGCCCCGCAAGAAAATCACCTACCGAACCGAAGCTGAAAAACGAGAAGTTCGAGAAGCCCACCGGGAAACACTGACCGAAGCCCTGGCCCGGCTCGAAACCCCGCAGGGAATGTCCCGGTGGTTGGTTTCCCGGCACATACACGGCACCAATCAGACCCCGGCGAATATCGCCCTGGCCGCTATGCAGGCCCCGGGGCAGCTTGTCGGCACCTACCAGCAGTGGGCGAAGCAGGGACTAAAGCCCCGCAAGGGTCAAGAGCATGAGCTCGTTCTCACTGGCCGCACCTTCTGGCCCGTGGCAGCATGGGGAAGCAGCAGCTACTCCATCGAAATGCCGACCCTGCCTGTACCGGACGCTGAACACTGTGCCCGGCTTGCCGCATCCTGGCTTTCCTGGCCCGATCATTCAACGCAAGGACTAGACGCATGGGTGGAAGATGCCCGGCCTACCCTTGTAGAAGGCGAAGCCATCGACCCTGAACCCCAACCGGAGATTCCTTTCTAATGAGCTCACGACCCGCCCTATGGGGCATTCACGAAATAGCCCGGGCCTACGAAGTGAGCCGCCAAACCGTTTACTACTGGACCCGCAAGAAGGGCTTCCCGCGGCCACTCGCAGAACTTCAACAAGGCCGGGTATGGGATGCCCGGGAAGTCATCAAGTGGAAGCAGGCCAACATCAGGCCCAGGAAACGGCCAGCCGACAGCTAAACGCTAGTCACGACACCGAAGGGGCCCGGCATAGTCCGGGCCTTTTCTATGCCCTCAACGGACGGCAGCGTTTCTCCCAAACCGCCATCGAGTACCGGGAATCCGAAACCGCCCTCACCCTGTAGGTCCGATTACAGAGCCGCTTATTCAGGACCGGGTTCATGGGAATCCACCACGCCCGGCACCTGACCTGGATCCTTGAGTCTCGCCGGCACTTCCCCACACCCCAATTCATCCACTTGCCCGAGTTTGATCCGATCGCCCAAAGGCGTTTCGACACGATCTCCCGGGCCTCAGATTTCCCCAACGCCTTCACCCTGGACTCAGCCATCCCGGGCAACGCGAGGGTTAACACCGACACGACCACAATCACGCTCCATCGCTTCATGCCCGGCACGGTATGTGACCCGTGAACCGGAATCACCTGTCAGACACTCTCAGAACGCCGCTGACAGCCTTTCCGGGGTTCTCAGGTACTTGGCCCTTCCCTGCCGCCCTACACGCTCAGAACGCCTTAGATTTCCGGCAGGCCCGATCAAGGATGAACTGGGTTAGGAACCCCGGGTTAAATGTCATGGCCCGGGGTTCCGTCAGTTCCCACCTTGCTCCCGCCACCACCGCTTGTTTTCGATCTCCAAGAGTCGCCAGAATTTCTCAACCTCATGAAGCGGCCCATACTGAGGGATTGGTTCTTCAGTTCTCGTCTCCCGGGCGACCCTGATCTTCTCGTTGCGCCGCCTCCACTGACGATCTACGTCAACGCCCTGGCTTTCCTGCGACACAGGGGCCGAGACGCTCGTTGGATCTGGATGGCTAATCCTTGACCGAAGCAATTCAATCGCTGGCTGATGAGCCCTATTTTGCTTTCTGGACCGCCACTCAACCGATACACCCGGAATCTTCTTGCCCTTGTTCGGCCCGGCGACTACCGCTGTGCTGTCACAAAGGATCACGCAAGGCATTAGACCCCGTTCCACGACTAGATCCTTCGCCCATCTGACAGCCATCGCCTCAGCCTGATTCGAGTTTTTCAATCCTTCCACGATCTTCTTCATGCGAACTCCCCGCCCAACGACCGCCAGAGCAGCGATCCCGTCCCGGTACGACGCATCCACCCAAATCTCTCTCATTAGAACGGAAGCGGGGTTTCCTGCGGTTCCCAATCCTTCTCCGCAGACTCATTCGGAGGAGTCGGACCCGGATCACCATTCGGCAACTTCTCCTCAAACCGGTACCTGGACGGATCCAAAGTGACCTCAACCTCACCCAGCCGGCCATTCCTCACCTTCGAGAAATACACCCAACCCTCAAGCGTCGGGAAACCCTTCTTCGTTTCCTGCCGGTGAACGAAACAAACCGTGTTCGCTGTCTGAGCAAACGCCCCCGATCCCAGAATGTCATTCCGGGTCGGTCTAGGTGCCTGCGGACCCTTCACCCTGGCCCGGTTCAAATGAACCACCCCGATCAAAGCGCAACCCGCCTGCCTCGAGCACATCGCCAACGTCCGGGCTATCTCCTGAAGATCCTCCGTGTCCCGATGAGGAATGTCATGAACCGTGTCCACGATCGCCACATCAGGCCGGGAAGCACGAATGTCCGCGGCTATCTCCTCGACCGACCAGCCCGTCGCATCGACCATGCTGACCTTCAAAGCCTCCTCGATCGCCGCGTCATAAGTGGCCTTCTCAGGCTGATTCATGCGGCCCTCAATGATTCGCTCGAACGAAATGCCCGTCACCCGGGACATCGTTCGCGCAACCCGCTCCTCAGTCGTCATTTCCGTCAGATACAGCACGATCGACCGGCCCTTCTCGAACAGATGATCCGCCACCTGATCCACCCACACCGTCTTGCCATGCGACGTATGCCCGCCCAGAACAATGAACTCGCCCCGACGCATCCCGCCAGCCGTCAACCTGTTCAACCGCTCAAACGGATACGGAAACGACTCCGCACCACCCTCAGCCGCCAACCGACGCGCAATATCAGCCAACCGAGCCTTGTCGAACCGGGCATCCGAATGAGACACCTGCGAATCCAACAAGGCACGGGCCTCACCGATCTCGCCCTCATCCAACTTCCCGACAGCTTCAAGGATCTTGAACCCGGCCTGCTGCCTGCCCCGCCACCTGGCCTTAGCCGCCACGATATTCGCATGAGCCCGAGCATTACCCGGCGCTGAAACCAGCTCCCCCAACCCGAAAATGAACTCGTCACCACCCGCGGGCCCCAACAAGCCACGCTGCCTCAACGACTCCCCGACCGTCACCGCATCGACAGGTTCCCCCATCGCGTGCAGACTCGAGATCGAAGAAAAGACCAGCCGGTGCCGTTCCCAATAGAAATCCTCGACCCGCAACTTCACATCATCGAGAACCCAGGCCAACGCCGGCTCATGAACCAGCAGGGCCCCGAGAACCTGCTCCTCCGCTTCCTTGTCCTGCGGCGGCTCGTTCAAGACTCAAACCCCGTCCCGGCAAAGAAGTCTTCCTCATCCTCGGGAGGCTCATACAAGGCAAGGAAGAACTCCAGCTTCTCCTCAGACCGGCAAATCAAAGTGAGATCGACATGGCCGTTGTCCCGGTGAAAGTCAGACCCGGCACACCCGTCAACAGCCCGCTTGAGCTGATCGACCGAGAACCCTTCCTTCAACCTGGCCTCGATCTTCTTCCGGCGCTGAGGAGACAACCTCGACCGGTACTTCCCAAAGACTCCCTGCCAGTGAGAGAAGACCTCCCCAACTGCCCTTTCTTTTTCTTCTTTAACAACTGACGGTTCTATTGACGGTTTGGGCGACACTGGCGTCGCCCTCCCCGGGACACTGGCGTCGCCCTGGGGCGACACTGGCGTCGCCCCTATGGATAAGCGATAAATCACCCCGGCCTGAACACCTGACTCACCGAACTTCGCGGTTCTCTCAACGAGCTTCGCCGCCTCGAGATCAGCCAAAGCCCGGGTTACTGACCGCTCCGTCAAGTCGCATTTTTCAGCCAACTTCCTACGGCCCGGCCAACACACACCCTCATCGTCGGCGTGATCCGCCAACCCGAGCAGAACCAGCTTCTGTCCCGAAGTCAACCCACGCTGCTCGAACGCCCAACCAACTGCCTTGCCACTCATGCCGCATCCTCCTTGTCCCAAACCACCGGCTCAGGACTCACCAACCCATCACCAACGAGAACAACCGTGCCCGGCCTCGACCGCTCCATCCGGTTCTCCAACCGCCGCTGCCGACGACGCTTCCGTTTCTCAATCCGACGCTTCTCCCGACGCTCATCCGACATCGAATCCCGGGTCAAAACCGAAACCACCCTGTCGCCCTGGCAAATGAAACTGATGTCCTCCGTGACATGAAGCCACCGGCCACCATCATCGGGCCGCGTCGAAATAGCCCAGGAAGGCGGCTGATCCACCGCCTCAACGGTCCTGGCCAACGCCTCAATTTCCATTCGGGCATGACGATCATCGACAGCAGGCTTGACCCGCTCCACATACCGTTCGATCGCATGACGAGTCGCAAGCCAGTTCATGACACCGACTCCCGAATCAGCCCGGCCAAAGCCTCCCGCTGCTCCAACGACAAAAGCCGGATCGGACGACGATGATCCACCCCAACCGCAAGGCAAGTCGCATTCGATTCCCCGGGCCCCCAACCCTTGATCGACTCGAGTAGCAGCAACGGATACATGAACTCGAGCTCCATCGAATTCTCGATCACATCCGCGGCAAGGAAAGCTCCCTGATCCTGCGGCAACCCGCGAATCTCCAACTTCACCTTCTTCGCCCACGCTTTCGCCCGGAACATGTCCCTCTCAGACATGCCCTCAGACCCGTTCTCCCGGCCCCTAACAGCCAAAGACAGCCCGCTCATATCCTTGCCCTCAACTCACGAATAAGGACGCAACGCTGCCGTTTCGTCAGATCCCTAACCCGGGCACCAGAACCAACCCCGGCAACCTGCATCACCCGATCGACCTTCACCGGACCGAACTTCGGGACCGCCAACAAAACCTCACTGACCCTGGCCGACAAAATCCACGGCTTCGGAGCAAGAAACGCCTCCACAACCCGGGACCGATCCTCAGCCAGACTTTCCTTCCATCTAGCCCGGGAAGCCCTGACCTCATTCGCCTTTCGCAAGTTCAACATTCGATCCCGCTCGAGCTGGCTCATACCTGGCCCTCCGTGAGATCCATGTCCAGCTCCCCCAGAATCAGCCGCCTCCAAGTCGGGGTTGACGGCTGAATCACCGCCACCGTCTGAGACTCAGTACCTCGAGGGACATACGCCTTGATCTGACCACCAATCGTGATCCGGGAATCGTCATCGAACGCATGACCCGACAACGAATCCCCAATCAACTTGACGAGATTGTCGATATCGGGCCGACCAATCGGCTCCTTGTTCTCGAACCCGGCCTTCAACACCCCGGCGTTCTTGCCTGACCCGTAATGACTCTTGGGTCGCTCATAAAAGAACCCGGCATGAAGCATCAGAGCCGTCTCATCCACAAACCGGGCCTTCATCGTGTGCTCCCAAGCGAGATAAAGCCGGTCCATCTGCTTCACCACGTTCGACGGAGTAAACGAAGGACCGTTCTGCCCTCTGCTGGCCCGGGACCACTGCTGCGGCTTTCCCGGCACCACCAGCCGCATAAACCGCGGGGAACCATTCGCACCAAGATCAACCCGTGACCCTGCCCTAGCTTCAAGTTCCTCCGGGAACTCCTCATTGAACCGAGACTCCTCAGCCGTTTCCAAACCGCCTCCTTTATCCATGACCCAGAATCACGGGTCACTAGTTGCTGAAAAAGACCCGGGCCGGCACTCTCTCTCGAGAAGCGACTCGAATCCGTACTCCTCCACCGCCTCAAACAGATCAGGTGGAAGCTCGTTGAAAAACAAGTGGGTCGATTTCAAAGTGACCGGCTCATGCGCCGCCCGGCACAAAGCCACCCCCAACCTGGGGTCATGAACAATCGACCAGAACCGTTCCGGATCCTCCCGCCGCATGTACAGCAGCGAGTGGTGATTCCGAACCGCCTGCTCCTTCAGAACATGATGCGCGTCCAAAGGTCCGTCGCACCGATGACCCGGCCTACCCCGGAAAAGACACGGCTGGTTCCTCACCAACACCCTGAACCGGTCATGAGCGGCCCTCTGCTCCCTGCTGGGCTTCTTCCTTCCCCGCTTCAAGGGTTTCCCCCCTCAACCCGGGACACACCCTCAGAACGGCTTAGATCGCTGCACCCTGCACCCGATTGAGAAACCCGGGCTGCACCCTCCCTGCTACCGATCCGGGACAAATAGAACCGAATTCGATCCTCCACCCCACCCCCGGGCCGAGAACCTGATCCGGACCGAAACCCGTCTGTGTCACGCTTTGACGAATTCCGGCCCGGATGTTGGCTGAATGGGCACAACTTCACCGATCTCCCCCAACCATGCGGCCTTGCTCCGACGCTGCACCCAATCCATGAGGTGCAGGAGAAGCACCGAAAGCCATTCGGAACCTGTCCCGGGCCAACTCAGCATCAGGATGCCCGTACCTCTTGGCAACCAAGATCCCGTTGTCCAAATGCCCGAGCTGGGCCGCTATATCCGCAACCGACAAGCCCCGGTCCATAGCCTGAGAAGCACAGAAATGCCGCCAGTCATGCCAACGAATCTGCTCCTGGCCCTTCTCAGCCCGGATCTCCATGACAGACCGGCCCTCAATGTTCGCCGCGGCCCGGACCTTCTCCCACGACCAACCAAAAGTACCTCTGAGCAACGGCTTGCCCTCAGGGGAATGAAACACAAACTCTGACCCGGGCTTCGGAGGATGATCCCCCAACTTCTCCACGATCCAGCCCGGACAAACAATCGTTCGCTCCCGACCATTCTTCGGCTTCCCAATCGTGCCACCCCGCTTCCTCGACTGACGGATATGAAGCAACCCGGCCTCATCCACATCCTCCCAACGCAAAGCAAAGAGCTCGCCCTGCCTGATCCCGGTCCAAGCCGCAACCTCAATCATCAAACGCATCGTTGACCCGTACCCACCAAGAACCGGGCAAGCCCTAACGAAAGCCTCGTACTGCTCAACCGTGGGCGGATCAATCCTCTCCTGCCTGTCCCGCTCATGAATCCGAAGGCCCGCGAACTGATTGACCTCCACCACCCCATAAGCAAGAGCCTCATTCATCATCGTCACGATCACATTCACCGTGCCCTTAGCCTGAGACAACGCCCAAGCCCGAGCCTCCAACTTGCCGACCGACCGGATAGGCCGGTCCTCAAATTCATCCTGAAACGCCCGGACAGCCCGCTCATACTGCCGGCGAGTCTCAACCCCAGGACGCGGAAACTCCTTCAGCCACCTGTCACCCCAAGACCGGCAAGTCTCAGCCGGGCCCTCAATCTTCTCGAGCGCGAGCCGTTGCCTGTAGTCCCTCTCAGCCTGTTCCCCCTCCTCCTGGCTGTTGAAGGTGCCTACCCAATGCTGCTGGCCGTCCAAAACGAACTTAGTGACGAACCGGGAACCACGCGGGATTGTGCTCACTTGATCGCTCCCGACCGGCGCAGCGTCTCATCCGTGGGGGAAAGGATCCGCGTGGGCGTGTCGTCTTCCGAGAACATCAGGGGAGGGCTCAACTGGCACCCGAGAGACGCAACGAACTGGTCGATCGCGTCCTGTAAGTGAGTCGGATAGAGAAGGCTCTGAACCGTGTCTTCTGGACCCAGCTCCACCACCTTCGGGAATTCCTGATCGTTCATGCCGCCCCTTTTCTAGGTCGAAGTTCCACCACGTTATCCGGCACCGCCACATCCCGGCCAGACAAAACCCGATCACACTGAGAAACCCTGTACCTGTTCTGCCTCCCAACCTTCTGAAACGGCAAATTCAAACGCTCCACAGTACGCGGACTCACCCGGTAATGAGCCGCAATCTCCCGCTTCGTCAACAGAGGTTCCGCCCGAGGAATCACAGAAGCTCCATCCCAGACTCCATCGCCCGGTGAGCCGCCTCAGCATCAGCCAACCGCTCCGCATGAGACTTGAACACCGGATGCTCCGGCTCAGACTCCTCATCCAACATGGCCAGGTAGTTCACGAGATCAACCCGGGTGTCCTCACGCCGGCACTCAGGATCCCTTGCGAACTTCGCCCGGATCATCGTCCTGGGGTAGTCGCTCGGATCGGATTCGTTGAACCGGGCCGCAGTCTCCCGCCACTCCGGATACTCACCATTCCGACCGGACTGAATCGCCCGGGCCTTTGCGAGCAGGTCACTCATCCTCGTAGCCCGCAGCCTTCAAGGTCCGGGAAGCAGTCCGCTCGGGAGAAACAGCACACCGACCGTTCTCGATCGTCTCCAACCCGGTCTTCAACTTCAGCGCGATCTCCCGCCAAGTTTCCGCGATCTCGCAAAGAGTCTCCGAGAACTTCTTCTCACTCTGGACTTGCGCTTCGAGAATGAGCCGAGAAGCCTTCTGCGCGTGAAGGCTTCGGTTCTCAACCGTCAACTCCCGGTTTTCCTTACGCAAAGCCTCAACAGATTTCTCCGCTGCTTCTGCCCGGGCAAGAGCCTCCGTCAACCGATGTTCCCGAACCCAGGGAGTACCACCCGGCGCAAGGATCGTGTCGCTCTCCTCCGGGGCACCGTCCAGCCCTAGGATCCTCACCGACCTACGACCCGGCTCCGACGATGCCTTGGACTCCCGCACCCAGCGTTCCCCGGCAGTCAAGATCACCTTGATATTCGAGTCGATCGACATGCCCAAGTCGAGCCGGTCAGCCTTCGGGGTTGAAGAAGACTCCCGCACATCCCGGGGCTCCAACAACCCGGCATCGCCAACAGACAGCACCTTACGAATCAACTCGAACATTTCCTCCCGCTCCCGATCCAGCCGCTTGTAGAAACACCTCATGTCCCGGTCCTGTCTCTCCCGGGAGTCCTCGAGCTTTTCAACCCGGGCTTCAATCTCTTTCCGTTTCATCTTTCCCCTCCGTTCTGGAAACCGGCGACGGCAGTTGATTTATGGGCGCTCACCGCGCCGGGAATTGCGCTTGTGATTGACCAGCTCATGCAACGGCCCCCAGGTCGAAGGCTTCCTGTGAACACCGACGCGCCGCGACCTCGCAATACCGTTCCTCGACCTCGATACCGACCACCTTCCGACTCAGAGATTTCCCGGCAACCAGAGTCGAGCCTGAACCCATGAACGGGTCCACGATCACACCGGGCGGGCACTTCTCCATCAGCGCAGCCAACAGCGCTACTGGCTTCTCATGCGGGTGAAGGCGACCATTTGCGGCCTTCGCCTGAACCGGGGCAACTGTCAGAACATTCGAGCCGCGATGCCCGGAGAACCCCGAACCGAGAACATAGATTTCCTGATCGCTCGGCTTCCACGGAATCGAGAGATCACCCATTCCGAGCGCACCTTTCGTGTCCCAGATCAGTCGGGCCTTCGTACCTTCCGGGCGAGGTATCCGCCAAGTACCGAACACGAGAGCGGGACCGTCCCAAGCGTCAAGGATGCCGTCCCGAAGTGAAGTGTCCTTGTCGCCCTGAATCGACGCGGCCAATTCGTTGCGCCGGGCACCCGAGTTGTAGTCGATGCCATACGGCGGGTCGGTGACCAGCACATCGGCCTCAACATGAGGCAACAGTTCCCGGCAGTCACCGTGATAGATCGTGACCTGATCGTCCTGGTAGAACGGGTTCATTCCGTTTCTCCCCGTGTAAGAGTCCAGCCAAGTTCCTCGAGGGCATTGAGCAAGTCTGCCCCGGAGTGGGACGGTGCTCCCGAGAGCGGATGCGTGTTCAACATCGGATTCCGTTCGACGCGGTGCTCATAGGCAAGCTGGTTGGCCTTCATCAGCGCACCCATACGGGCCATCGCCCTCTCTTTTTCGCGCCCATGAGGGCAGGCGCAGAAGCCCGCAGAAGCCGGGATGGTGGCCCCCTCACGGACTACGCCGGAGTCGAGGCAAGCGGGGCAGGGCTTCACGCCCTCCCCGGCCTCAGGGACACGCTCCGGGTCGGTCGCGGCCCCAGACGCGCCAGCGTCCCTAGAACTAGCCATTCTCCCGTTGCCCCTCTCCTATAGAAGCCAACACAGCCCGGGCCGTTTCCGTCAGATCGTCAGCAACTGCCCTGCTGCGAGTCCATCCAGGGCCTTGATCTGCGAACGCCTTGTCGAGTTCGCCGGCGCGGTAGCCCTGCTCCATCCCTATCGCCCGGGCTATTTGTTCCTCCAACACAGACGGATCAGCGCCGAAAGCCGTATTGATTTTTCCCCTGCCGCTTAGAGCGGCGCGATCCTCGGCCCCGAACATCAGTGACTCAGCCTCCTCCCGGGTCAGGCTGACCAGCACCATGTCACTCACCGGCCTTCCCCTCCTCTGTAATCGAAGCGAGAGCAGCAGAACAATGTCCGTCCTCGGGTTCGTCAATCACGTGGACCGCGTTCTGGATACCGATGCCGAACACCCGGTTTTGATCCGGGGTCCAGTGCGGATTTCGGTTGGCAGATAGCCCCTGAATCCTGGCCTTGATCCGTTCCCGTTCGGCCTTGGCCCCGGCCTCCAACAACAACGGAACGATCGACTCCACCACATCAGAAGCGAGCGCCCGATACCGATCCTTGAAGTCCTTCCCCTGCGTCTGCCACGGAGAAGTTGAAGGATCGTCAAGCGCCAGACGCGCAGCCGCCCTCTCTACACATAGGGAAACAAGGACAGGATCAACAGAATCATTTGAGGGGGCGCTCACCGCGCCCTTGGTTTCGTCGGTGGCGGTCCCAGCAAGCCGGTCAAACACGCCCTGTTCCTCCCGCACCAACTCGGCCAACCGGCCCTGAAACTCGGGGGCGTCCATCAGTGCCTCAATGCGGTCTTCAAGGCTCATACGAACACCCCCTCAGCTAGTCCATCCAGCTCGGCCCGGACACGATCGAACTCACCACGCTTCATCAGGTCGAGCGGCGACTCGCCACCCAAAGACTTGTTCTTGCCGGTAAGCCAGACCCGGACCCCGGCTAGCGTGTAAACGCTGAGTGCCATGTCGAAAATCTGGACAGTCCGGTCAACCGCGACCGCCAAGCTCTCGTCCGTCCCGGCCCCCTGAGCATCCCCTTGGTTGGTCGTGACCCCAGCCGTAGCGGAGCGAAGGCCATCATCCTTACAAGCCCCCGAGCAATCGCAGGGATGCTCACACGGCTTCCATTCTTGTTCGCTCATCCCTGTTCCTCCGTTTCGGTTGGGTTAGACACAGCCCGGGGAATCAAGGGCACCAGCTTCGCGCTCGGATAGCGTCGCTCCGCTCTCCACCGAGAAACCCATCCCGTACTGCCGCAGAACATGCAGCCGCGAGTAATCCCGTACTGGCCTCCGGGCGGGATCTCTCCGTAGGAGCAGCGTGGAGCGGGGCACTTGACCATGTCCCTCATGCCGGGCCTTCCTTGTCTCCATCTAGAGCAGCCCGGAGAGCGTCAGCTATGTTCGGGAAGCCGCCCCGGAGCGTCAGTTCAATTTCCTCTATCCGCTCCCTCAGTTGTCCATCCCCCGGAACGGCAGGGGAATGGGCCCGCGAATCGCGGTAGAAGTCGTCCACCCAATCGTGGAAAGCGTTCATCGCGTCATCCACCGTCACTTTGTCCCGGTCAATGACCCTGGCGCTTAGATCAAGCTGGCCGATCAAGTAGTCGCGCCACGCCTTGTCTCGGTCCGTCCCGGCTTCCCGGTCACTGACAACAGGATCGGCAGCCGCAGATTCGGGTTTAGGGGCTTCGCCTAGCGGCTCCGCCTTGGTTTGGTCGGTGGCAAGGCCGGAGTCCTGCGGCCCCTCTGGGTGCGGATCGCAGTCGCATCCGATCCAGACGGGCTTGCCGAACCAGTTGCCGACCGTCACCATCCCGCAGGTTTCGCAGGTGTCGCCCACGCGAAGGTTCTCGTCCGTCTCCCCGGTCCTGTCGTCACCCACGTTCTTGGTGACAGCAGGCGCGGAGCGCCCATCCTTCCTTTCCGGCGAGCAGCCCGGATCTCGGAAATGACATTCACCATCCGGGCATGGTGGATTTCGGTAGCACTTCCCTCGCCCTCTTTCTGTATGGGAAGGGGCGAGGGCGCAGCCAGTTGCCACATCAGAGGCAAGCGAGAGAAGCCCGTCCCTGATGGCCTCCAGCTTGCGCGGGGAATCGCATAGAGAGGCATCGCTCGCCAGCCGTTCCAGTCGATCAACGAGGTCCGGGTAGGCGAATGCTTCCCGCGTTTCGTGGTTGGTGGACTCAGGACACATCCCGGGCCTCCGAAATCGCGTTAGTCAACGAAGGGTCAGCGAGCAGTTCGGGATGGGTCGGCTTCAACTCCATCTCCCCACACGCGGGGCAAGGATCGCGGCGACATACATCCCAAACGATCCCGTCCGTAGGAGCGCAGACCGGGCCAGACACGATCTCTTCGTTGCCGCAACTCCCACATCGAACTTGGTCACGGTCCTGAGAGCGACTAGGCATCGTTCCGGCCCCCTTCTACGGGAACGGGAGAAACGACAGGGTCGGTTGGGTTAGGGTCGGCTACCGCCTCCTGGGATTGGTTGGTGGATTCCCCAAGCGGTTCGAGAATCGGCTGAACGATGGCCGAATGACATGCGTAGTGCTGAACGCCTCGGCTGTAGTGGCTCGGGGTTACATCCCCCGGTCGAGGTGACCGGAACAGGCCCGTTTCGATGTATGCCGTGTCGGTCGGTTTCTCGTAGTAGATCCCCGCCTTGCGAAGAATCAGGAACTCTTGGTTGCTGAAAGTCTGCTGACCATCCGAAACGCGATGAACCGTTTCGTCGCCCAGATAGACGGCTCCGGGGAACAGCGAGGCCTGCTCGTCTATCACCCATCGTTCGCCCTCGAACTCCCACCAGGTGCTTCCCTCGCCGCTCTTGATCGCCCAAGAGTTCTCGTCCTCCCCGGACCCCTGAACATCCCCCTGGTTGGTCGTGACCCCAGAGGCGAAGCCTCCATGATCTGCCTGTCTGTCACTCATTTCTCCTCCTCGTTTCGTTACCCAAAACAGCAAGGGCAGCGAGAGCGTCATCAAGCGCTCGGTTGTATGCCCGATCAGCAGCCCGGCCCGTCACGCTCAATCCTGTTTCTGAGAGCGGCAGGTCAGTTTCTTCAAGGCGCTCACCCTCGATCGCTTTCCGGGCTTGTTCCCGTCCGGCTATTTCCCCCGCCCGAAACGCCTCAGCAGCGATATTTCCCTCTCGGACAAATCGCCCGTAATCGCTCACTGATTCCCCCTGACAGACACAGAAGCCAAACCAGACTTAGTGCCCGGAATGATTTCTTCTATGGACTCCGCCTCCGGCTCCGTCTGGGTTGGGTTGAGCAGGGACCGGAGTTCCGCCCCAACCGACGCATAAGCGGCAGCACGACCGCGACAAGCCCCCTCGTGGAAGCCGATCAACTTGCGGCTAGCTTCAATTTCTTCACCGGCCCGGGCCTGTTGTTTCTCGGCCACTTCCTCAATCCGGGCTTTGAGGGCATCGAGTTCAATGCGGGCATCGGCCAACAGATTGCACAACTCCTGCTCGGCGTTCTCGCCCTCTGTGCGGTCACGGTCAGACAACGGGTCGGCGGAGGGAAGCTCTGTCTCAAAAGCCCCACACCCCTCACAAAGCAACGAACGAACGGTCCCTTCCCGCATTACGTCACCACAGTCGTCACAGACATCCGGGTTGGTCGTGGCCCCAGGCGCTTCAGCGCCACTAGAACAATGGCAAGGCCGCGACTCAGGAACCAGTCCATTCGGCATCAAAGGCACCCATCCGTATCCGTGGCATTCCTCGCATTCGTCACTCATCGTTCTGTCCCTCCTGTTTTTGTGTGTCCCTAAACCGGGCAAGAGCGGCAGCGGCTTTCTTGCGGTCGGGTTCGGTCATCCCGAAGGTTCGGGTGCCATCCACGGCCCCCGCCACCCAAGCCGCTAGTTCCTCGGCGGCCTGCTCCAACTCAACGGCCTGGGCTACCTGATCGCGCCACCCGTCCCGTTCCGCTTCTGCTTTCTCTCGGGCATCCCGCTCCCGGGCAACAATCCGGTCAAACTCCTCGCGCTGCTGTCTGATCTGTTCCCTGAGCGCGTTCGCTTCGACCGCGTACCCCACCTCGGCACGGGCCTCACACCGGTTCCACAAAGCCTCGTAGTCCTCGAACTTCACCCCGTCACCATGCGGCGAAAGCGCGTCCTCACCAACCACCAACTCAGGGTTGTCCCGGGCCTCGCCAGCCTCGTACACATGAATCATGTACCGGGCGATTTGCTCTGGGTGGAGACTGTCCACAGAATCAGACATCAGACCGCCGCCCCGCAATCATCAGCATTCGACTCAATCCGGGCCCGCAAATCCTCCGTGAACCCAATGATCTTCCGCAGATCGTCCCGATAATCAAACCCGCCGCAATCCCCCGGCAAATCCTCAACCATCGTGTGAACCTCCTCGAGTCCTTCATGAAGCCGGCGCATCGAACCGAGCTCGTCCTCAGACAAGCGCTGAAGATGGGAGTCGTCCTCATGCCGGCTGAAATGCGACCAGGGCCTCATCAGTCCGTGACCTCATCCACCGAAAGCACGTTCTTGACCGGACCAAGACGATCCTCCGGCCAATACCGGGTCACATCACCCTTCGTCGCAGCCTGAATCCGCGTGGTTTTCACCCGGCCCTGGACCCGATACGACACAAGCCAAGTCCTCAGCGAAGTCATCCGAGCCTCCAATACGACCGGCCCGAATCAGTCTGCTTCTGAAGTCGACCATCCTCCGTCAACCGGGCCAAACAAGCCGCAACCACGATCGGATCCCAACCGAGCTCATCCTCAATCTCAAGCACGTTCAACTCGCCGTGCTCACCGATCAGATGAAGCATGTCCGTGTCCTGGGCCCGCTCCCGGGATTCCTTCTCCTTCACTGCCCCGGGTGACATCCAATCCTTGACAGCCATCAGATCTCCTCCGCATGACTGGTGTGTTCATCGAGCGCCTGACGGCAAGCCACCAAGAACTCCTTGAACTGCTCACCCGTCATTGACCCGGCCTGAAGATGAACCCGAGTGACCTTCTCCTCGCGCTTGATCGCGGGGATACCCGGTTCACGCACCGTCACGATCTCCGCCCCGATCCCTTCCCGACCAAGCGAAGATCCGACCACGGAAATGACCTTGTGCCGCGGCTCCATGTCAGCCACCCCTCCTCGAAAGAGTCCGGTGCTTATGAAGCTCCCCCGTCAAACTCACAGGCTTCTCATCAGGCTCCATCAGCCGCTCCCTCTGCTCCGGAAACGGGTTCAACAAACTTTCCCTAGTCCGTCGCCACCAAGCCCTCAGACGCGCTCTCATCAGTCCTCGACCTCCAGCACATCCAGCCCAACCAGAAGATCAGTCCGGTGAACCTCAACCATCGTGGAAGACATCCCGCCCGGCAAATGAACCCGAATCTGCAGGTATCCCTCATGCCGGCCCTTTCTCAACTCGATCGGCAATCCATCCCCCACTTGAGGCACCGATACAAACGGATCGCGCCGAACCCGAACCTGATCCTCAAGATCAGCGTCAACCCGCTTGATCTCATCCCTACTAATTGGCATCCCGCTCCTCCTCTGTTCGCTTCCGTTTCTGAAACTTCGTTCCATGCGCCGTCTTCACAAAGTCCTCAAGCTCGAACGGCTCACCAAAAGCGGCACACCGTTTCGCTGCCGTCACCAGGCCATCCGTGTCGACCTTCCGACGCTCAGTAGGCGTGATGTCAAACGCAACATCCGTCCCGAAAAACAAAGTGCCGTTCTCCGAAACCCAGCCCTTCAACCCGGCCTTGTTGCGCTTCACCAACGCCTCAAGCCGATCCGTTTGCTCCGCGACCTGACGGGCCTCAGCCTCATTCGAGATCTCAGGCAACTCCCTCAGATCCGCGGCGATAGGACACAAAGCCTGGGCCGGGCACTCCGAACAATGCGAACCCGGAACTGCCGGCCATTCCTGCGACTCATACGCAATCTCAAGCTGGCGAAGAATCTGCTCAAGATCGAACTTGAAATCCTGAATGTCCTTCCTCGAAAACGCGGCCCGGCGAGTCTTCAGAAAGCCATGCTCCTTGTCCCTGTACCGGGGAAACTCGAGCACGAACTCAACCTCGTTCAACCCGGCCCCCAACGGTTGCGGAGAACCCTCCACTTTCCCCTCGAGAACCGCCAGTGAGTAGAACAACGCCTGAAAGTTTCGTTGAACTTCCTCATCGGACGGCATCGCCAACGAGGTCTTGTAGTCCTTCACCTGAAGGTAGTCACCGAACAGGCAAACCAGGTCGATCCGGCACCTGAGAAGCCACCCGCCGATTTCAACCGTGACCTCGATCTCATGCCCCAGAATCGAGTCGAGATCCAGAACCGTTGCCTCCCCCCAATTCCAAGCCATCAACCGGCCCGCATCACGCTCCCCGGCAGGCAACACAAACTCAGGATGATCCGCCGCGAACCCATCGAAATACTCCCGGGCCAAATCCCCCGACACCCTCGGCTCACCCTCCTCAATCATCCAAGCCGTGAGCTCGTCAATGCCGCCATGCCAAACGATGCCCCGGTTCATCGCATGAGACTTGTTCGGAAACATCCGGTACAGGTACGCGGACCGGGGGCACTTCGAGAACTTCGACAACATCGTCTGACCGGCAACACGATGTTCGAGCAACAAAGGCTCAGGGACCGGAGACTGATTAGTCATTGCCCTCCGCCTTCTGCTTCTCTACATGCGCCCGGGCCTGCGACACAAGATCCTCAAGAGCCTGCCGGAAATCCTCAAGCGCCTCATGGGAATGCTGCGAAGCGGTCAACTGCTGCTGAAACCATGCCGGCGTTTTCGACTTCGGACCCACCAGTTTCTTGAACTCGGCATACAGATCCCGGCACTCAGCCTTCAAAGCCTCAGCCCGATCATCAGTCAAAGCCGGAGGCAACTCAGGGGTCACATCCCGGCCCGTGCCCGGAATGAACTCGACCTGGCCCCGACCCTTGTAATGCGAGATCAATTCCTCAACGAACTGGCGAGGAATCATCGGCTCCAAAGCATTCCTTTGAGCCTTCGACAAAGCCTTGTTTGCCGCGAACCCGTCCGGAGTTGTCTGGAAGTAGCCGTTCTCGTCCTTCGGCTTCTTCTTGTTCACCTGATCCCGCGGAACCGTTGCCGTACCCCACTGCCCCGACCCGTGAACAGCATCCATCCCATAGACCGTGCACCTGATTGCCGGGCGTTCTTCCTTCTTCGGTCGGTTGTTTTCCTCATCCCAACCAACCTCAGTCATCACCATCACATCCTCGAACTGAGGTGGCGTAGCGTCACTGATCCGGATCTGCGAACTCGTCCGGGCATTGAAAGCCCTCACGACCTCCCGGGCACCAATCCAACTCAGCCCGTAAACCTGCTGGCCCCCGGCCTTGAAGCCGTAGACCATTGACGACAAAGCATTCCCCTCGAGCTCCGCTGTTACCTGGCGCTCATCCGCGAGAGACATCGCCTCAAACGCTTCGGCCCGGTGAACCTGCGGCAAAGAATCGAATGTGGGAACAGGCTCGACCGGTTCCGTAGGGAGTGGAGAACCGGTC